TGCTTCTCTCTGCGTATGTTGGGTCTGCACCTTCTAATGCAACTGTTTGGGCAGCAGCAGCATTATCTACTGTTTGCCAAGTGAATTGCTTAGAGGTAACTGATTTTCCACCAGTCATACCACCAATTGCAGAAAGAAAAGGTGTATCGTTTGGAGTTACATTAAATAACTCACCCACATAATTAGGGAGGTCATAAGAGTCTCCCAATCCTGATACTGCACCCATTTAAATCTTTCTCCTTTACTTATCTTTTAATAGTGCTTTTAATTTGTCTGCTTTGAGAGCTGAACTTGTTTGCCAATCACCATCAGCTTGTGCTTGTGCTATCTGGTCATCTAGTCCTACAGGTTCAACTGGAACTGATGCTTCAATAACAGTGTCTAAACTTTCTTGGCTAGATACAACCCTTGCTTTTTGTGCAGCTTGTGGGTCCTCTGTAGTAGGGGTTTCTGAGCCCCAGCCATAGTTTTCCTTTGCAAACTGTTGTACTGCATCTGGTTGTAGTTCACCTTTATACAAGTCTTTTAACGCTTTGCCCTGTCCTGAGCTAGGGTCAAATCCTGCATCTTGAATAACTTTATCCATCTGCACAGATTTAAATTCCTTCTCAACAGCTTCAAGCTCTTTGATACGCTCACGCATCTGCTTGATAGCATTATTATCTTGTGTTTCTTCTACTGTATTTTCTACTTCGTTTTCCATTTTTTCTCCTACTCCAAGTTTTACTACTAGCTACATCACCCTTGGGATAATGATGCGATAGGCGACAAATAAATAAATTAAGAATAACTAGAATTGTCAGCCACTTCTGGGCTATTCAGATACTAGGCGAATTTTAATACTCAGTTTACACGCCAGATATAAACTGGAAGGTGCAGCATCTATTATAAGCCGAAACCTGCAAGGCTATATAAATATTATATCATCGTTTAAACAAATAGCTAGTATTTATTCTTCAGTAATACCTGTGACTCTTCTGCCTCTTCTGACGGCACCTGTTACTGGAGAAAACCTTGATTCTTCTGATGCTTGCAATGTTCTGATTCTCTCTATAGATTCTGCATCACCAAAAACTGCAGCTTCAGTAAATTCTTCTAAACCTATGGCTTCTGCTTCTGGTTGTACTCTTTGTGATAATTCTTGTAATCTTGGAACTTCTGCTTGTGCTGTTGTAAAAAATTCTCTAGCTTGTGCTTGTGTAAGACCTGCTCTCTTAAGTCTTTCAGCTTCACCTAATGTTATATCAAATCCTGCTCTAGCTGCTTCACCACCAATTTGTGCTGTAGTTATTTTACCTGCAACTATTTCTTCACCTATTGTTGGGTCTAATGCTCCCATAAATATTGCTTCAGGTGTTAAATCAATACCATAGTTATCAGAATAAAATGCTTGGACTTCTGGTAAGTTTTCTTGTATTCCTTGATATACTCCAGATATTCTTTGTTGAAACTCTCTTGCTGATACTTCGCCCTCTATTAAATTAATAAATCTATCTTCCAATAAATCTAATGATGTAGCTCTAGGTATTCCGTATTCAGCTAATGTTCCTATGTATGATTCTTTTAAACCCTGATAGGTTACTTCGTCATAACGTACTTGACCAGTAGGTGTTATGTTCCCAGGAAAATAATCTTTATATAAATTTGTTTGTCTAACTTCTGATATAGCAATATTTGGGTCACCAGTTTGAGACCATTGCTCTGCAAATAAATTTAATATTTCATCTGGCATATTAGGATATAATGTTTTTGCTAATTGTAAATATTGTTCCATTATCTATTAACTCCTAAATCTGCAACTTGAGAACCTTGACCTAATGCTTTTTGTAATGCTTCAGTAGCTTCAATAGTTACTTGGTCAACATTTTGTTCTAGACCTTTGCTTCTCAGTGTAGCTGCACCTTCTGTAAAGTTATTAGTTGCAACCATATCTTGCCACCAACTTTGTGTTTCGTCTGCAGATTTACCCCATACTGATGTAGTTAAGTTTCTCCAAGGTGTAGCAATATCGTTGTATGTTAACTCTGGATTTGTATATTGTGGGAATAAAGCAAGTCTATTATTTTTTAATTGTTCTATCAATGCTTGTTCAAAGTCAGGGTCGTTTCTAATTCTACCTGCTTTTTGTGCAACTTCCTGGTCTGTTAGTTTACCAAATACAGGACCAAGCCATTGTGTATAAAGTTGTCTTACTCTATCTTCTTGTTCTGCAGTTCTTTCTAATCCATCTACACCAGCAGTAGCAATGTAATTTCCTAACTCTACATCTCTGACTCCTGACCTAAATGGGTCTGCAAATAAAGCTAACTGTTCTGTTGTATAAGATTCTGTCCATTGACCACTAACCCATTTACTAGCAATCCATCCTGCTAGTGCATCTGGCACTGCTCTTTCCATACCTGTTTCAGGGTCAAAACCACCTGTAACTCCAGCAGCTTGTAGTGCTCTACTTACTTGTATCTTATAATCATTAACTGTATTTTGTGCTGTTGTTGGGTCTGCGTAATACAATCTCTGCCATTCTCTTTCTGACTCAGAATGTGTTTGATACCAATTAGTCATTCTCCATTCTGCTTCAGTAACTTCTCTTCCTTCTAATGCAGCTTCTGCTAATAATTTAACTGAATCTATATCTAATATCCAAGGTGCTATCTGTGCTTGTGTTGAAACATTTTCAACAAATGAAGTAAATGGATGTGGTGCTCTACCTGTTGTTGGGTCATTACCTGGCAAGTCTGCAGTATTACCACCATAAACAAATCCATCTATTTGCTCTTCAGTAAGCATCATATTAATTTCATATGGAGCATCCTTTGTTAATATACCTGCTTCATATAAATCATTATCTTTTACTTCATAGAATATCCATATAGGTTTGCCTTGAAATAATGTATTTTGACCAGGAACTTCATACATTAAATATAATTTATCTGCATCTGTTTGTACTAACAATGCACCTTCTGGAATATTATTAAACTGATTATATTTAGTTGACATTGATTCGCCAACTCGTTGACCACTTTGTGAAGTTACTTTATCTGCTCCTGCATCTGCAGCAGATGTTCCAGCATCTGGTCCTTCTGTAATATCTACTGTGGTTAATGAGTAACCATTACCTAATGCTGTTTTTAAATCTGCATTACTGAATACTCTTTCACCACCTGCAGGTGCATCTTTTCTATAAATAGGAATACCTGATTTGTATTGTGAAGGAGTAAATCCATATTCATCAGTTTCTTCCTCTGTTTCTGTAACTACTATTGGTTCATCAGGAGCTGTTGTACTCCATCCGTCATCTACAAAACTTTGTACTTGTCTAAAATCTACTTTTTTGCTTTCTCCATTTTTATATATAGTTACTAAATATGAATTTATTATTTCTTGTGCTTTTATTTCATCAGAACTTTGAGTAGTCCATCCATCATCTATAAATTTTTGTGCGTTTCTATAATCTACTTTTTTAGTTTGGTTACCTTTATATAAAGTAACTTGTGTAGAATTAATATAATTTTTTACTTCTGTATTAATTTTATTTTCTGTATTTTTAGAAACTGTTAAATCTGCTGGTTCTGGTTGTATTTCATTTTCTGCTCTTATAATTTGTGCTGCTGTCAATTTTCCATTTGCAAAATCTATCATTGCACTATCTTCAGTATCATATCCTAAGAACTCATACCAAGTATCAATACCAAATCCAGCTTCTCCTGGTTGTAGTGGACCTGATTCTATTTGTTCTATTTTTCCTGCTTTGCCATCTGATTCTGCTTTTCTAATATCTGATTCACTTATGTTATATGTTTTAGAAATAGAAAGAATTTGTGACGAAGTTAAATATATTCCATTATTTCTATTAATTCTTATTTGTTGTAACTTTTCTTCTTTAGAAGTATTTTTTAAATTATTAAATTCTTCATCTGTATACTTTCTAGTTTGTGAAGCTCTGTCTTCTAATGTTTTTATTTGTGGAGTATCAATAACTTTTTCTACTGGCTTTTCTTCGCCCTTAGTAGTTGTAACAGTTTTTCTAGCTTCATCATAATAAGTTACATTTTTAGTTTTAAACTCTGGTAATTCAGAAGTTAATACCCATCCTTCTGCTTCATATACACGAACTAACTTCTCATCTACCATTGAGTAAGAACCACCAGGTGTACGCATTTGAACTAAAGCCATTACAACATATCCTTTGTATCTATATTTAATTCTGGTCTATCAGGAGTTAAAGCTGCTAATATTTCTGCACCATACTTTGCTATATCTTCATTAGCTGGTATTAACTCTCTATTTGTCTGAGTTATATCACTAGAATTTAACTTCATTAATGATTCAGGTGGCATATCTATTATTTCTCCTGATGGATTATAGGCTGTTGTAAAAAACTTATCTTGATTTCTTTGTTGTGCGTATGCTTCCACAGATAGATTTGGTTGAGGTTTTTCTAATGAAACATTATATTGATTCATTACTTGATTTACATAGTCTCTTATATTTGGACCAAAATCTTCCATATTACCTAAATCACCTACAGCATCTATTCCTTGATTCATTGCAATCTTTGCTTTACCAGGACCACCATACCAAGCAACAGCAACTAATTCCCAAGAACCAAAATCGTTATAATATTGTTGTAATTTATTTGCAGCCACTATATCTTGTATAACAGGTATCCTCCAATCTGCACCAGCGTAACCTGCTTCTTTGGACCATACATCCCAGTTAATATCAAGGATTCCATAAGCACCTAGTGCTTGTACTTGTTGTGTACCATTTGATGTTTGCGTAATTGTTGGTCTATGTTCTTTTAAATAATCGCCACCAGCATTTTCTTGCTTTCTTATAGCATCCATAAACGCAAATAATTCTTGATTCTCTACCATATTAAGCTGGACGCTGGTTAAGAGAACTGAGAATACTAGCCCTAGTAGCCCTACCACTATAGTTCTCTCCTAACCTATCCTTTTCCTTTACTACTAATTCGTCAAACGCAGTTTGTAATCCAGCTTGTGGGTCAATCTGTGTAAGACCTTCTGCTTCTATTTTAGCCTGTACATTTTCTGCTGCATAGTTACCATATTCACCAGCTAATAGTCCTGGTCCTGTTACTGTAGGTTTTTCCATTGCAGCCATTTTTAAATCTTCTGATTGTTGATATGCTTGTAACGCTTCACTATATAAAGTATTAGCTAATAATTTTAATTCATATGGTTGTGGGTCTCTGTTTAAATCTCTACTAAACATTCCTTTTATACTTGTTGCTACACTATCAAAGTCAGGTGGTAAATATATTGATGCTTCTGGATACTCTGGTATAGGATTATCTACATATTCTTTAAGTGCTGCTTTCCAACCCTCGCCTGTATCTTTTTCTAACTCAGTAACACCTCTTCTGTTTACTCTAGCTAATACAGGTGCAAATGCTCTTTGAGTTTCAGCATCCCAATCACCTGCAATAAATGCAGCATCTTGTGGTAACAATCCTGCATTAATTAACTGTGCCTGAATACCAGCAATCTCTTCTTCATCTTTACCTGCAAACCTGTTTACAAGTTCTGATTCTGTATAATAATCTGTTGCTGCTTCTCCTCTAGGACTTTGATATGTAGCAGGTACTCCTATTATTGTTTCTCCTGCTTGAAAGCTACCAAACTCTGACATTGCTTGTCCTAAAGATAAATCATATTCCCCTAAAGAATCTATAGATTGTGTACCATCAGCAGCCCACTGCACTATATATTGTGGTACATCAAAAGCTAGTAAATAACTTTGCATAGTATCTACATCTTGTGCTTGATTTATTTGGTCAAATTGTTCTTGAGATAACTGAATCTTACCTTCACCAGTTGTAGTTTGACTATTGACATATCTAAGTACTTCGATAATTCTATTTAAAAATTCTGTAGTTTCCATTATTCGTTAAGTGCCTTTAACAATTCTATATCCTCGTACTCTTCTCTTAATTCTCTTTCAAATACATTCTCTAAAAGTGATTCTGCTTCTGGATATTTTACCAATATAGCAGACTTAACTCTACGCAAATGTGCTCTGTATGGAGCTAACTTAGCTGAGTTTCTAAAAGATGTTGCTAGATAATTTTGTCCAGGCATCTTTGTAGTAACATCAATAACCTTATCTCTCTCCTTTACATATTCTAACAGTGCTTTTGCTACAGGTTCATTCTTTAATTCAGGAATTATTTGATAAGTAACAGGATTAAACCAAGTATATAATTCCATAATTATTTCATCTATTTCTGGTTTTTTAACAGAACCAGGTATAGCTAATCCATAACCAAAGTATCTTGATGCTAGTTCTGCTTTTTTATTTCTTTTAGCTTGTGTTGCTACTTTATCTGTTCTATTTACTAAATCATTTCTAATTAACCAAGCCTCAAACTCTAAGTTACCTTTAAGAATATTCTTAGCTCTTTGCCATTGTTCAGGTGTTCTAGGTACTCTTTCACCTTCTACTAACTGATTCCAATAAGCATCGTAAGAAAACTCTGCATCTGTTTCATCAATAAGATATCCGTAAGTTAAATCAAACTTCTTTACTAACTCTGGATTTTTTCTTTCCCAATCAGCACCATCTGCAGTTACAGGTCTTTTCTTAAGTGTCTCTGTTTTAGCTGTTGCTAATGTAATTGGGTCAAAACTATATTTATTTGTAAACTCTCTAAATGCTGTATCAATGTCAGGTGCATTCTGTTCTATATTTCTCCACTCTTCTGCAAGAGTTTCAAATAAAAACCAATTACCACTTCTGTCAGATATTTCATATTTAGGTGTAACAATACCTGAAGGACCTAAAAACTGTGATGCAGCTCTTATCATAAATATTTTTTGTGCATACTCTGCAGCAAGTTCTAATCCTTTTTGTGCTTCTGCTGGACTAGCATCACTAGCTAAATTTGCAAACAACAATGCTTTATATGTTTCAATAACAGTATTGTTAAACATTCTTTTTGTTTCATCACTGTTTTGCATAAATGCAGTTCCAAATTTTTTCATCCAACTTGGCAACGGTGCCAATGATGTTAACGCCTCTCCAATAGTTGCAGCTCTAGGAGGTGAAAAGTCACCAAAAAGTAAAAATTGTGCAACACCTTCTGGTTTAAATATTTCAAACTTACTGTTTAAATATGAAGCAGGAACTGTAATAGTAGGACCAAAACCAGGAATAACATTTGCTGCTAAGTTAATAGATTGCAAATATATAGGAAGATTAACCTTTACTCCATTTTCTTCTAAATCTCTAAACATCCATTTCTTTATTAAACCTTCAAATGGATATCCAAATAATTCTTGGTTTGTTAATGGGTCTCTGTAAAAGAATCCTTTGTTAGCTTCATCATCAAATACAGGATTTGGTTTTCTACCTGCTTGTACAAGTTGTTGTGCTCTTCTTAATGGTCTACCTCTTTCCTGTCCTATTATCTTTGCCCAAGTTGTAAATATTTCAACAAACGCTTCACCGAATGGAAACAATCCTCTAGTAGCTTGACCTAATCTTGTCCTAGTTGTTACATCATATAACAAACCTTTTGTTTTATCTAACGCAAAAGATGCACCAATTTTATCTATAATTTCAATATCTTTAATACCACCCTTATCACCTGTATAACTTTTTATTTTTTTATATGCTTTTTTTTCTACAGAACTACCTTTAGACAATCCAATATTATCTGCTTGTTTAATTATTTTTTTAAGAGTTGCAGGTGTTGCGTGTTGTGCTGCTTCAGCAACTTTAGTCCAGTAAAAAGATTTAAAAGCTGGAGACCTAGATAATTTATTTGTAGGCACTGTCATTAACAAATCATATAATTTATCTATTTGTGCATTAAATATTTGTATAGACCTAGATTTATCAAACAATTCTGCTTTTACAGTATCTGGTAATAAATCTAAATATTTATTGAAAAAATCTTTTTTAACTGCATCTTGGTTTTTAGCTAACTGTTCAGTTATTTTGTTATACTCTATATCTTCTAATTGACCTTGCCAATACTTTTTAAAATCTACTTTTTCTAAACCACTCATATCAATATCAGCAAATGGTTTACCATCAGCACCTGTCTTTCGAGATATAAATTCTAGTAATTCATCCTTACCTGTTTCTTTTATCCAACGAGATGATGCTGCTGTAGCTCCTGCTTTAGTTGTTGTTTCCACAACACCACCAGCAACTTGTGCTACATTAGCATTTACATAATTTATAAACTCATCAGCTAATGCTTTACCTTTTGCTGATGCTCTACCTGCACCGTGAAACATATGGTCTTTAGCACCTGTAATTTTTCTTATGTGATTATTTAATTGACTACCTTGTGTATTAGCTTTTTTCTTTAAAGCTCTCATTGCATTATTACGAGCAGAACCTTGAAGTCTTTGTATAGCAGCTAACTCTTTTGACATTGGGTCAAAGTATGCTTGCATTACATTTCTAAATGCAGCTTCTTTCCAAGCTGTCAAGTTTGTACCTTTGTTTAATGTTGACCAGGTACCAGAACCTGCATATCTTCTCCTTATAGAAGATAGTGTTCCTACTGTATCTGACATAGCTTGCATATGATAAGCATTATTTTGAAATGAGTTAATTAATCCTACTTGTACATCAGGTGGTTTATTGAAAGCTCTTGTTATAAAATCTATCGGGTGTCTTACAACATTTGTTACTCCTGATGACAATAACCTTACTTGCTCTTCAGCAATAACTCTCAATGTCCAAGCTGGTCTTAACAATACCAGTGGTTTAAAGAATCCACCATAATACCAATCCATTGCTCTACGAATAGTATCAGGACCTTGTTGTGCTAAAAACTTTGTACCTGCTGCACCTAACCTAGAATCTAATGCTTTAGCTGCTCTAGCCAATTGTGCAGGGTTAGGTAAATATATTTCATTTGCTAATTGTGTAGCTACAACTGGGTCAACTAATGTAGCATCACCTGCAATAGGTTTCTTTAATATTTTTCTTACAAGATTAGTTATTGGTAATTCATTACCTTTAGAATCAGTTGCATATTTTCTACCTATTGATTTGTAATTACCACCTTCAGAATAAAACTGTGCCATAACGCTAGTGCCTTCATCAACAAGTTTTGTTACAGAATCTGACAATCCAGTAACTACACCTTTCTTATCTATCTTGCCACCTAAGTTTTTAACAACTGCTGGTTTAAAATCTTTTTGAAAAAAATTAACTAAGTTTTTTGTTACTTCTGTAGATGCGTCTGATGAATTAAGAGCATCTAATGTTTTATTCATATATGTTTTTGTTAACTTAGCTGCTTGGTCTTTATCCATTTCACTTGTAGCCAGTCTAAGTAATCTATTCATCTGGACCATTGCATCATCTACATTTTGTGTGTTTATACGAGGACCATAATTTTTTTCTAACATCTTTGTCATACGGTTACCTTTATAATTTATTTTTGGTAAATTGTTATTTGTTATTTTTACAAGATGTTCGTCAACAAACTTTGTCATTTCTTTATCTATTTGGTCAAATGTTTTCTTTTGATTTTTCTTTTTAAACTTTCTAAGTTCTGTAAAAAATTCTGCGTCATTTATTTTTTCATTTGACCTAGTAATAATTACACTTTGATTATCTGCGTTATCCCATAAAAACTTTTTAAAAGCTAAACCAGCATCACCAGCTAAATATTGTTGTGTAGTAGGTCCGTGTATTGTTTTTCTTGCAGCACCAATAAGTCCTGAGTTTTCAAACTTACGCATCTCCTCTACAGATGTAAATGCTTTTCTTAATTTACCTACCTTTGATAAACCTAATGTAGCTAAAGCTGCAGGGTCTAAAAAGATTTGTGCAACTACATCAATAGCTCCAGTAATAAAATTATAAGCTCCTGTACCTGGTTCTACTATTTCATCAAACGGTTTAAACAAGTACCGACCAATAGTAACAGTTGGGTCTAAACCAGCTTCTCTAAATTTTTCTGCTCGTTCTCCAACAAACTGTACACCTGTTTCAGCTTTTAATCTTTGTTGTTCGTATATCTGAGCACCAAGAATATTGTTAAGTACAAACTCTCTAGCATCTACTGGTTTTACTCCTGAAGCTACTAAGTTCTTATACTCTTCAGTTTGTGTTGGGTCTGTACTTCCAAGAAATAAACCTTCTCCTAAGTCTATATCTTTACCAGATTGTTTTGCTTCTATAGCAGCACCAAACAATGATGCTTTGGATGCTTCTCTAGCTTCTTCGTCTGACATACCTTGTTGTTTAGCTTCAAGATATCTTACTGCTCTAGGAGCACCTTCTTCCCATAATCCTTGAAATCCAAGAAAAAGTCCTTTAAGACCTGACTTTGCTTTTTCTTTAGCAAAAATACCTGCAGATTTTAAAGCACCTTTTCCTTCTTCTTCTTTAATTATTGACTCTCTCATAATAACTTGTTCTAATCGTGGGTCATCTGGAGATATGTTTAATTTAACTGCACCTTGTAATACAGATGGATTTATTGTTGGATATCTTTTTACAATGTTTGTTGCTAACTGTGCTTGTTCTTTATTAACAGTAGTCGGAGTTTTATCATTTTTCACAAGTTCTGTTGCTTGTGAATCTTCTACAAAGTCACTATCAAATATTGAATATGACATATTATCTTATTAATCTAGCTAACGACTCATCACCTGTTATTGCAATAATTTCTTCTATAAATTGTTCTGCAGTTTGCACTGGTTGTGCAGGACCTACTCCAGCACCAAATGGTAACCCTGCTGTTACTGGTTCTTGTTTTTTTCTAGTAGCATCAAATACAGCTAAATCTTCTGGTAGCATTCTATTTCTAAACTGTGCTTGTGCAGTTATATCTTGTACTGGTGGTAACTGTGATACTATTTCATTTTTAAATTCAGGAGTATCTGCTAATTCATTCTTAATTTTAGTTTTATCACCATATGTCATAGATACGTTATCTACATAATTTCTAGCTGGTGGTTGTACATTAAGTTGTGTTTTTGTTACTTTAGGTGCTCTACTCATCTTCTTCCTCTTCATCGTAATACATAAATGTAGAACTTATAATCATATAACCAAATGGAAATACTAAAGGTGGTAATTGGTCATAAAATACTTTAGCTTCTTCTTTTTCTTGAAAAATAATAGCATCACCTTTTTCATCAATATCACCTAAAGAGTTATGTACTATCTCTGCAAAATCTTTATTAATTGACATTATCCACCCATACCCATAAGCATTTGTTGTATGCCTGGTGGAGGACCCTGTGGTGGTAAGGTCTCTCCTCCAAGCAATGCTTGTTCTTCTGGTGACATTTGTGGTTCTTTAGGAGTATAAAACTTTTCTAATATACTTTGCATATCATTAGGATTTTTTCTTACTTCTATTACAGCCATTAACGCTTTAGGGTCCCCTTGTTGTGCTTGAGCCAATAACGTTTCAAATAAAACTTTGTCTGCTTTTTCTTTTGTAATTCTTTCGTTAACTACACCTAAGTTATCTAAACCATCTAAGTTTTCTTGTAGTGTCTGTGAATCAATAATTCCAGCACTAAGTAATTGCAGCCCTGTTACAATCTTTTGTGGTTCGTCGTAACCAGCCATAGCACCATACACTCTTCGTGTTTTATAAGAACCTTGTATATCTTTTAGTGGCTCATAATTTTCTGAAAAGAATTTATTATCTGCATATCCTGATAAATGTTTAGTCATTCCACCATACATTTTTTCATCCCACTCTAATCTTTTAGCATCAATCATTTGTATAGCGTCAGCCATAACTGTGTGATACTCTCTAATCATTAGAGACATAGATGCACCCAACTCTTCTAACCCTCTACCAGTTGCAAAGCTAAGTGGAGACTGTGAGTCATCAGTTGTAGGGTAAGAACCACCAACACGAAGTTGTCGTTCTATTCTATCTATCTGTTGAAAAATTTGATAAGGAACATTTGATGCAGGTTTACTGACTTGTGTTCCTGGAGCTAGATAGTTTACAGCAAATCTACCTTTACGATATTGTCCTGATTCTATCTCACCAGATATGTTTGTCTCTGTAAAGACTGCATCTTCCATAGCTATTATTGACATCACATTAATCTTTGCCATTGAAGCCATAAGACCTATGATTTGGTCATACTGTCCTTGTAATCTGTCAAAAGCAAATTTCTTTGCAACAACAAATGCAGGACCACTTTCAAGTGGGTTAGGTATGAAGTCAAGAATAGTTCCTGATGTCATATGGAATATGTAAGTTCCATCTAAGTTGTAATACTCTGCAATTAAATCTCCATCACCATTGGAGTTAGCCCAAGAGCCATTGTATGAATCTGTATAAGCAGAAGCATACGCATTACCTACACCAAGAATGTTTGTGTTATAGGTGTCTTTTTCTTTAGACATAATCTTGTCTTTTGCATTTGGATATGTTTTAGCAAGAGCTTCTTTAGGAACTCTTCTAATTATTGCCATTTCTTTTGGTTGTTGGTCTGCACCAAAGTAACCAGGAAAACAGTTGTAAGGGTCTCTTAGTTCTGCTACAGGATATGGTGTACCATTAGCATCTTTCTTTTCTCTAATAACCCAAACAGAAAAACCATAACCAGGTAACCATCTACCTACTTGTGGCATTTGTAAATCTAATTTTTGTACATCATCATAAGCAGATACGATTCTAAATATTTTTTCTGATTTAATTCTTGCTCTTTCTGAATCTTTGTTATTTGGTATATCTACTTTAAGATTTGGAATACGACCAATCTTTTGTGCTAAATGGTCAAGACCTGACATCATTAAATTAGGTACAGGTACTTGGAAATCTTGAAAACCTTTTAGTTGGTCACCTAGTAAAGCTGTAATACCATCAGGTCCACCATTCATAATTGCACGAATACGACCACGAGTAGTGTAAGCACTTTGATTATCAAAGTGTAATTGAGTAATAGCGTATTGTATTTCTTCAGGTGTCATCTTAACCCCACGGTGCTTCGTTCATATTGCTTATATCCCATTCTCCAAAACTAGGTTTATAATCTAATCCTACCTCAGCTAATCTTTCTTTTCCTAATCTTCTAATAACTTTTAAAGGAAACCAAGATGCCATAACAACATCAGATTTGTACCCTTTATTATTTTTCGACTTACTAGCAGCAGAAGAAAAATAAATTAACTGTCTACGATATATATTACTCTTAACTTCAGAATCTGCATCACCATATGGCAAATTAATCAAGTTCTCTTTAAATAGCTGTGCCATACTTCCAACACCAAATATTGGGTCGTGTTTGTTTTTATTTGTCTGATGACCTTCTAAATAAATACCAAATCTTGCACAATAGTCTTTTATTTTTTCATCTTGTCTTATTGCTTTTTGAAATCCATTTTCTTCAATAACCCAATGAGACAATCCATATTTTTCATACCAGCGTTTAATTGTTTCTTTAGCCTGTATGACTCCACCACCCTCTTCATTTTCTATATCTACTAAATACAACATACCTGTATCAGTATTAGCTGCCCACAAAAAAGCTGCTTGATATCCTGTAGACGCAGGGTCTAATCCTGCAATCAAATGTGTGCCTGCTGGTATGTTACCTATTCTTCTATTAACATCTCTACATTGGTCAATCTCTTCAGAATTAAATAAAGTTATACCATCAACAAAGGCTTTATTAAGATATACCATTTCAAAAATAGCTTTACCACCAGTTGTTTCAGCAGCTTGTTTACGAGACATTAACCACTTGTATGTTCGTTTTGTTTTCCATAACATACAATCAGTATGTTCCTCTATTTCATTTTCAGGCAAAATACATTCTGAACTATGTGCCTCTTCTACAATTGTCTCCATCTCTGGGTTGTCTAGTAAGAAGTTATATAAATCTTCTGGGTGTTGTCTTGAACCTATAACAACAATAGCTGTGTGTTCCTCTTTACGAGATGACAAGGTAGTTGTCCACCATTGTCTAGTTTGTTCTCTAGCAGAAGGTTGCACTGTTGTACCGTGGTCTTCAATGTCGTCTGCAATTATTATGTCGCAGTCACGAGAAAGTATTTTACCACCTTTACCTACAGCAACCATTGTTGGTGATTTAATACCTGTAACAGTCCTAGTAGATACTGTAAATTGTCCTGATGACCAAGATTTACCTGACCTTACTTTAGGTTGAAATTGTCCACCTGGTCCACAAAAATCTTCTTTAAGTGCTTCGTTGTTTTCTAAATGGTCAAGAACAGCACCTACTGCATTCTTTGCAATTTCTTCATTACCACCAACCCACATAATTCTTGTATTAGGATTTTTACAAATCTGCCACACAGCAAAGTGTGTAAGTAAGTCTGTCTTGCCGTGTCGTGGTGGTGAGAGTATCATACGTTCTCCACCTTCTTTAATTGCACTAATTATTGAATTAATCCATTTTTCGTGAAAGTCTGCTGTTTCATATCTAGCACCTGTTTCTGTTTGAAAGTACCTATCTCTAAATGTTTTAAAACTATCTAATGCTTCTACAGCTTCTTGTGGTGTTTCCCAATCTTCTTGTAATTCAAATATCTCTTTATCTTCTTGATATGCAGAAAACATACGAGAGACACTTGATTGATTACAACCTAGTAGTTTTGATACCTGAGCTTGTGTTATTTCAGCATTTTCTAATAGTGCTGCATATTTAAGAACAAACTCTTCATAGTGTGGACCTCTAAAAGAATCCTCTGATTTATTTTTTATTTCTATAGGTTTATTATTTTTTTCTCGCCAGTAAAAAGCCTTTTTACATTTTTCAGAACAAAACTTTTTCTGTCTACCTTTTAAACCTTTACGGCATTTAGGTCCTTGACATTTCATAAATTATATTATTTTTTCTTCCAGCCTCTTTGCATAGCTCTATATGCTTTAGGGCTAATTGTAGAATTTTTTTTAGACCTACTTGTTCCTGCTTTTTTTCTCTTGTTAATATTGCCAACTAAACTATTTTTTTTCTTAACCATTACTTCCTCTTAAATCCATTCGTTGCGTAATACAACTGTACTTGTTTTTTTGTATAAATTCTACCACTAGGTGATTTAAATTTATTAGGACCTATTTTTTGAAAAGGCATATTACCACATCTTACAAGACCAATATCTTGCACTTGTCTTGTCTTTAGCTGTAGAACATTTGTGTCTGGCACGAAATGAAGCTCTAGCTTTTGGGTTATCTTTTCTTATTTCCATATTAGGGTCACCAAACATAACCTTCTTAACTTTCCCATTAGACATTACAAACACTTTAAATTTCTTACGTCCATACCCTGGTTCACCTTTTTGAATCCTAGTGGGATTATTTAACTTAACCTTCATTCCACGCCATTCAGCCATTATCTTCTTTTTCTAGAACCTTTCTTAGTTGTCATTCTTTTTTTGTATTTATAACCTTTACCAGGCATTTGCTTTCTCCTAACTATACTATATGTTGTATGAGTGATTATATAAAAGGAAATAAATATCCTAATTACAAACCCTCTACTTCTTATACTAGTGGAAGAATTTGTTTGCAAGAGGATTGTAATACTGTTATATCAAAGTATAACAAGTATAGATATTGTAATAATCATAAACCAAAATCATATCCTAGAATCAAAGGTCGCCAGGCTCCGAAAAATTTACAAGAACCTAAGAAATAACAAAACCCTACCTCGGGCAGAAGCAGGGCTTTGTTTATACAGTGTCCATACTGTTTTTAAGAAAATGAAATACACAAATCATCCACTGTCCTTAAACCGATGAAAAGTTTTCTTTCTTTTCTAATCTGTATCCCCATACAGATACCTAAGACTTTCTTAGGTATTGAACAGTATATACTTATAGCAAAACTAGGTGGTAAAAAAAATTTTTTTTATTCAAAGAATCCTGATAAATCATTCTGACTGCAAGTAGAGCATAAGCCATCATACAGGTCATCAGCCCAAGTAGGTTGCAAACACTGGTCACAGTCAACTGCTGGTATATCTGACATAACTTTCCTCTCCATACCCTAGCTAGGCTAGGGCTATTATTTATATCGTACTAACAGGGAATCATAAAGAGAACTCTATGATACTTGTATTATATACCAGGTGATGTTATAGTTCAAGTAACAAATATTATTTAAAGGAAAGAAGTACAGGTAAAGAGGACATCAGGAGTACAAAAGGCTGGAATCGGTAATACGATACGGTAGGGAACGCAAACCAGCTACCCAAGGCTTCAAGAGATTAAATAATTAAAATTTTTCGCAACTGTATTGCATATAAAGCCTGCTATAAAAAAACAACCCACTAGTAAGATAAAGATATTGAAGAAATGTAAAGAGTGTGAAAACACACTAAAACAAGTAAGCAATACTAAACAATATTATTGTGATAGTGCACCTAGTGTATGTACACAATCACTTAAGGTAATTACCCTCTAATTACCTTCTTTACTAGCCTTAATGCGTTAAATATTATGAGTGCCTACTTAGAATAGAATAGGTGCTCAAATTGACATTTGCATTTATATCCTATGTCTGACAAACCTAGTATATTAAGAGATAGTCTGCGTTTAAACAACTAGAGGTTTAAACAAAAGAAAGTTTAAACAAATATGTTCTAGGTCTGACATACACCGTACATTTTTTAAAACACCCTATACCCTTTTTGAGATGTTATGCGAGAGAATCGGAATGAAGATACCCAGTAAGACAAAGTAAGTACATCCTCACCAAGCCTAAGTTAGTACAATATAAAAGCAAGTAAGGAAAGAATCTAATCGCCTGAGCTCTATGTTTAAACAGCTTAAAAGAAATTTAAAATAAATACTTTGTATTATGTCAAGACCTGTTATACTCTTCGCATAGGCTTTTTGACAATTAAATTTTAATCATTTTGAGGGGGCTCAATTTCTAACCCTGGAGAATCTTGACTCAGAAAAACTGACTCTTTGTTTAAACACTCAGAGCTCTTAGACATCAGACATACCGTTCTAGGGCTGACCAAAGTCAAGAGGAAGTTAGAAAGAAAAAAACTCTCAACCTTTCAAGAGGTTTAAACCTCTTAGAGGTTTTAATTTATTTGAAATCTCTGAGAGCTTTACGCTCAAGTTAATCAAAGAAAGGCAAACAATGAAACCATTTAGAGTAAAACACACAATGACACAAGAATATTTAATATTCGCTGATTCAAGAGAAGAAGCTATTGACAAATTAATTGACGATAGTTATAGACCTGATTTTGATTCAGTAGAAGTCAACGGCGAATATTTCGCTCAGGGTGATTTAATAGACGGTAAAACTACGGCTCAAAGTTTAGGCGATAATAATCTCTTAATCTTTCAAGCTGAGGACTATCAAGAAGCCATTAGAGTATGGCTATCAGGAAAAAATAACAAAGTATTTATTAGAGATGCTTTTAGAGATGGACACCTCACGCCAGCTGGTCATTATTACAACACACTTAATAATGAGCAAAAGGCTGAAGTAGAATCTATTTTGTAAAACTCATAGAGGATATTCGAAAGGGTATCCTCAATGAGCTTTATGCTCATAAGAAAGGAAACTATGAAGAAAGAAATGATTGTTATTAAGTTAGGAAAGAATCGGAAAGTTACTCACACCGTTGAAAGTATAACAGCCGACAACGTGAGAGAGTTAAGGAAAATTCGATATGGATTTTAACGGCGATAACATTATTAATAGTTTAGATTTATTTGTTTTGATTCCAGCTTATATCTTGTTTTTAAAAATTTTTTATAAGTCTGTATTTAAAAAAGTACTCTAAACGCACAATAGAGACGATTTAAGAGGGTGACCCTTGTCTATAGTACTAGACACCCTATTTATTAAAACACCCTCTTAAATCTCAAATTTGTATTTTGCTTTTTCTCTCTGTTTAAACGGAAAGAAAGAGCAACATATAAAATATGTTTGCATACGGAAAGGCAAAAAATGAGTAATGTTAAAAAGTTCAAAGGCACAAGGGAAGAATGGCTTGAGGCTGGTATTAAAGAAATCTTTGACCAGCTCAGAGCACAAGGCTTTAACGACTTTCAAAAGAAAGAGTCAGAAATAAAAGCCTCATTCGGTCATATGCCTAAGGGCTTAAAGAATACAACAATCGGAGTATGTCAGTTTCTTTCAGATGATATTGACGAGAAAGAATATTTATCTGGTCAAATCAAAAAAGGTACTAGACATATTTTTATTCGACCAACTTTAAAAGCTGACACTCTTGAAAGTGCGTTAGACGTTTTTCAAGTGTTAGCTCACGAGGTTTGTCACGCTGTATTACCTCACGGCACGGGTCATAAAGCTGACTTCTCAAAGTTAATCATAACTTTGTTAGGTGCTGAGGGTAAACCAACGGCAACGGTAAGAGGTGCACACTTTGACAAATGGGCTAAGCCTGTAGTCAGAAAATTAGGATTACCCCCACACGTTGCAATTAGAGAACATTCAAAAGCACCAAAGACTTCAGTCAAAATTGCTTGTCTCAATAATTTAGAGAACGAGGAATTTTGTTCAGCTGGAAATCAAAGAAGTTTCGAGCAAGGTTTCGGCTTGATGTTCAGAATTAGTACAGCTTCAATCAAAGCTCAGAAAGAATCTAAAGGCTTTGACCCTGAGATTGTAAACGGTGAGACTGGAATTTTCACCTGCCCAGCGTGTGATTATGACACCGTCATAATTGCTGAGGGTAATTTGAGATAACATCTCGAGGGCTATCTGTTTAAACGGGTAGCCCTTAGGATATTATTTTATTATCAGATATCATTAATCTTTTTTTATTTTTTTTTAAAGTAAGTTTAGGTTTTTCGTAGACGATAGTAGAGGCAATCTTAATTGCGTATGTATGCACAGCATAGAGGGTGTAACTAGCCTTTCAGTTATGCCCTCAATGGTGTGAAATATAACCAATAGAGAAAGGAAATGAAATGAGTAATTTATATTATGTCAAATATAACGCAGAATACGAGGGCTATATCCCAGCAGACAGCGAGGAAGAAGCACTCAATAAAATAAATGAAATCACTGATTACGGTACTAAAAATATGAACTCAGTCAGATACAACGGTGGTGGCTGGTATGTTGAAGATAACTACGGTGAACTCATTGAGTTAGACCAGTCTAACCCTGATGAGAGAGATGATTTCAATACTCATAGAACATCAGAACACAGAGGACATTTTGGCGAAGCTGACTATGGAGTCTGGTTTGATGCTTAAACACTGTTACCTATTTGTTTAAACAAATAGGTAGCTTGAAGGATATAGTAATGGTTGGTGGCTCATTACCATCTAGACACGAAACAACTACACGCAGACCACGTTAACTGTATCTTTCAAGCTATCTATGTATAGCAATACAGAAAGGAAAGAAATGATAGACAACGAAACTAAAGTAAAGGATATGTTGAGAGACTTGGTTGAGCACGCAGATAATGTGCGTGACAATCTTGATAGCATTGACAGTGAGGTGGACACAGCTTATAACAGTTGTGATTCAGCTAAATATTACATTGGAAATGTATACGACCAGCTCGATTCAATAACTGATTTACTTGATGAGTTAGAAAAGTTAGACTCAGAATTTCAGACTGACAAGCTAGTTAAAACACTAGAAAAAGTTTTGGAAACGTTGAAGCAGTAGCTATCTGACACCTCTTTGTTTAAACAGAGAGGTGACAGATACTTACATTCAGTAAGTACAGAAAGGAAATGATATGGTACAAAAAGAACAGGACAAATATCCTGAAGTATATGAGTACACAGAAATGAGCCACAAGCAAGACGATTGCGTTTTAGCTGTGGATTTTCATTTCGATTTACACTGGACGAAAGCAGAGGCAATCGAAGAAATTGAAAAGCTAGTAGCACTAGCAGACAATACTGACATTGAGTTTAATGCTTGGGAACCAAAGATATATTCAGTATCAGTACTCGCAGAATATTCAGAGGAGGATATCTAATGCAACCTATGGTGAAAGTTATAGATAAAATTTATGACTTTAATAATGGAAATAAGTATGTTGTTGAAACTAAAGAATGTTTTCATTGTAAACAAACAGGAACTGTAGAAATATTTACACAAGAAATGTTTTATCTTAATCAAGGTATGCACATACAAGATGCAGTTAAGTCTTTAGATAAAGATTTAAGAGAGCAGATGATTACAGGTACACATCCTAAGTGTTGGATAGAAATGTTTGGAGAGGAAGAATGACATTCTTAGATATGTTAGGAATCTACTTGGCTGGATACTTTGTAATTAAGTATTTAGCTGAGAGAAGTTACAGCAAAGATAAGCAACGACAGTATGAGGACGAGACTCGTATTGCTCGTATGCTCGGAATATTGGAGGAATAATGGCTATCAAAGTAGAGAAAATAACTTTACTAGTATCAAGTGATACAGAGAGCATAACATTCGACAGAATAATATCTATGGTACAAGAGGGGGAATTGATGGGGGAATATAAACTTATTGATTTCGAAAACCCTATTGAATACACATTGATTCAGAGTAAACACGAAAGCTAGTTAGTTAAGACCTATCGGCAACGGTAGGTCTAATAGTAATTACCTCAGTGTTTAAACACACAGTCAAAATATATCTATAAATCTATACAAATAAATCAAACCAATGATACAATAATTATGAATGACTAAGGAGATTATGTCAATCAGAATAGAATTGCATAACATCTACGGTGGTACTGAAGTGACACACTATGATGACACTGACAGTAGCACGATAGCAGAGGCAATAAAGAAAATTGTCTCAGCTAAACGCCAGGATAATTATGTCATATCTGTTATCGATAATGAGACAGGTAACTTTATTGAACCTGAATCGTTGTTCAAATTAAAAACTTTGTAGCACGATAGCAGAGGCAAGACAGGGCAAGCGTATCACGCTTATATTGTCATCTAAAAAATAACAGAAGGAGGAACAGATGAGTGAATCGGATGAACTCATACGCAACTGGGAGCGTAACAACGATACCCTAGAAAAACTAAAGTCTGTTGCTGTAGGTATTAAATCTGCAGAACAAGTACTAAATAATCTAAAGCAACAACGCTTAAATCTTATCAAGGCTGGTAGAAATACTGGATTACCAATGGTAAGTATGGCTGTAGTTTTAGAGATATCAAGAGCAAGACTATACCAATTGTTGGATAGTGAGGAAGAATAATAAAGCCTCTATTGCTAGAGGCTTTATCTCAGAAAGGAAACAAAATGAATAAAAAAACATTTTGTATTACTTTCAGTGTAACAGAATAGGAGATAAATTGGAATCAAAAAAACACAAACAACTAATAAAAAACTTTCCTAATGATGTAGTTAAACCTGCACCTAAAGGTAAGTTTGGTAACTATGTACCTCATCATATCTACACACAACGCCTTGTTGATGTGATACCTGGAGAGTATAACTTTACTTTCGAGGAACTTAGAGATAAGAACGGTGCAATGGTAGGTGCTAAATGTACTTTAGAAATAAAAGAGTTAGGCACAGTACAAGAGGTAGGTGATGTTGATATGAATGCACTTAACCGTAACATAACTGAAAGCGAAGTACTAAAGCTAGCAGTATCTGATGGTATCAAAAGATGTTGTATGAGATTTGGTATAGGTCTTGAGTTGTGGACTGGTGGTGTAACTGAAGAAGAACATTACGCAGGTGACGGTGAGACAAAACCTCAAATGTCTAAGACAAAAGAAGTTAATGAGATAACTGACAAGTCTGCTAAAGAGTTTGAAAAAAGTCTTTACCCTGTAAATAATTCACAGGAAATCAACAGCATCATAGCTGATATGGAGCCTGATGCAGACAAGAGAAAGACATACAAGAAAGAAGCATATGACAAAGTCATTGCTGATGATTACCCAACAGAAGTAAATGATTGGGATGACCAGCAAGTCAAAACTTATTTAGAAATCTTTGCTGATATAAAGAAAAAAGATAAGGACTTAACCGATACTTTAGGTGAAGTTATAGACAAGTCAGATGAACTTAAGGTATGCCCTAAGTGCAACAAGACAGATGACATTGTTGATATGAGAGAAAAGAAATCAGATGCACCTGAAGGTAGTGGTATAAAAAACCTACCTGATTTTATGTGCCAACAAAACAACAAGTATAACCCTGACAGCAATGGCTGTGGTTGGGGTGGATACATAGGTGGCAAAGATGATAAAGGAGTTCCAGAGCAATGGCTTTAGAACCAATAGGTGATTCGTTTAATGTAGCCAAGTTAAAAGCTCGGCTACAAAAACGATATCCTGATTACAACTTTGATGTACCAGCACCACCTGATACAACTTGCAAAGCACCTGCATTGTGTGCCAATAACACCATATACTACACAGATATGGAAGGCAATAAATATTGTGGGTTAAGTTTTGTACAAGTTGCAAATGAAGGGTTTGGTAAAGCATCGAGAAAAACTTGTCACGCAATGATACAGAAGGTTGACTTGCAGGACTTAGCAAAAGATAAACAGGAGGAAATATTTTGAAAAGTGAACAAGAAATTGTAGAACAACTTAATAAGTTGTATCCAAAAATGCAACCATTGATATTAGCAACTGACTCTTTCTGTTCTTATGATGCTTCTAACAATAAATATATTGTAGAAATAAAATCAAGAGATAAAGAATATAGTAGCTGGATTATAGAGAAATCTAAGTTTGAAAAGAACATTGTTAAATCAGTAGAGAAAACAAAGAAATTTATTTATCTTACAGAATACAATGGAAAGATTATGACTTGGAACATACATAATCTAGTGCTTAAAAACTATGACTTTCAATGGAGAAAGATGCCTATGCCTGAAACAACAGAGTTTGATGGTAATAATGTTATACCAAAAGTAGTAGGATTTTTATATGAAGGAAATGCAAAGGTACACAAATGAAAGTATTGGTTGCTTGTGAATATTCTGGTGTAGTAAGAGATGCTTTTATTAATAAAGGACACGAAGCAGTAAGTTGCGATTTACTTCCTTGTGAAAGTGATTTGGGTGAACATTATCAAGGAGATGTTACAGACATTTTATATGATGGTTGGGATATGATGATTGCACATCCACCTTGTACTTATCTATCAGTAAGTGGAGCAAGATGGTATTACCATCCAGAAGATAAAGAACTACCATACGAAGAACGCAGACCACATCCTTTACATCCTAATAGAAGGCAGCTACAACAAGAAGCATTGGACTTTGTACAGTTATTATTAGATGCACCTATTGAAAAACTAGCTGTTGAAAATCCTGTAAGTGTTATAAGTACTAGAATTAAAAAACCTACACAAATAATTCAACCTTACGAATATGGACATCCTACTTCTAAATCTACTTGTTTATGGTTAAAAAATTTAGAGCCATTACAACCTACTGATATAGTTGAACCTATATGGATAAATGTTTCTGATGGTAAAAGAATGTCTAAGTTTCACTATGATACATATACATTACCTAAAGAAGAAAGAGGTAAAATTAGAAGTGCTACATTTCCTGGGATAGCTAAAGCTATGGCAAATCAATGGGGGTAATATGAATACAATGGACAATTTGAAGCAAGTAATTAATCATCTAAACTATGAAACAGAACTTGATAAAGCAAGAGTTTTGATAGAACTTAGAAGAATGGAAATAAAAAAGGAGAAAGAATGATTGATGTAATGTTAAGCAAAGCAACAGAAGGTATGTTGATTGCAGAATTATTAAACAGAAGAAATGAAAAAGAAGTGCCTTTGTTTATGGGTAAAAGTATATTGCTACCTACTGGTCAGCAACAACTACTTGCAATTCTTCCTAACATTCAGATACTTACGAACACACAAGAAGAAGAATAAACTTCGTTGTTATGAAATACAACAAATTTTATGACATTGATTTGCCCTTTGGTGAAACTTATGAGCAACAACTTAAAGAGTTTTACGAAGGAAAAAATATAGAAGTTAAAACAGAGAGAGATATTTGGAAAACAACAGGTAATCACGCTGTTGAATTTAGATGTCGAGGTGAGTTAAGTGGTATCAGTACAACAAAAGCAAAATACTGGGGCATAGTATTAACAATAGACGGTGATGCAGTAATGTTTTACGTCATACCTGTTGATGAATTAAAAAAACTAACAAGAAAACATTATTATCTTAACAACGTTGTAAACGGTGGCGATGATAACGCATCAGAAATGGTGTTAGTTCCATTAAAAGAAATTGCAACATATTGTTTATAGTATCTTGTAATTATCCCAACCATCTGCATTGACTGTGAATGTGAGAACTCCTGGTTCATTCCACATTCCAGTTCTTGCAGTAAAATCTTTAGAAGCATCTATGCTAGGACACTGCATCCAAGTTCTCTTACCTTGTTTTAAAACTCTTGGATGATGATAATGTCCAGTTACTAATATTTCAGCAGCACCACTAGGTAACCAACCAAACATCTGACCTTGCCACCACTTCATAATCTTAC